GTCACTCTCCTGACTTTATGGACATGATAATGATGCGTGAATTTGTGGAATTCCTTGACCTGGCAAAAGACGACAATCCAAAGGACAAGTCGTCTTACGGTTTCTTCTAATCCCGTACAACATACACTTCTACTTTATACTGTGTTTGCTGCTATGGTGAACGAGACTAATCATGAATTACTAAAAACTAAAACTATGAAAACACTACACCTTAACCTCATCCGCCAATGGTTTGACATGATCTATAAGCGTATCAAACCGGAAGAATACCGAGAAATTAAACTTTATTGGTGTGTTCGATTCCTGCTCTATCATGGCGATCACCATAAAGAATCAGAATGGGAATGTATACTAGGTGGTATCTGTGCCCAGTATAACTTAAATGATGATGCTGATGCGATTCTTAAAGGTATTAAAGAAGGTTTAATCACTTTCAAACCCTTTGACACTATCACCTTCTCAAATGGACACAAGAAGGATCGTGATCAATTTGAAATAGAGCTTAAATCCATCGAAATAAGAGAAGGAAAAACAAAATGGGGTGCTGAACCAGGTAAGAAATATTTCGTCTTGGCAGTTGGTAAAATACTAAGTTCAAACGTTAAGTAATCCCGTAGGGACCACTAAAAAGCCTGCAAATATATAGTTTGCAGGCTTTTTTTGTTTTTGAGGTGTCAAATGTGGTGTCAAATAATATAGATTACTATATATACCATTCTCTTTGTAATTCTACTAGTTCTAGTTGAAATCTTTTATAATATGGAAATTTTTCATCCACTAATCCCAAAAGTGTTTTTATAGGAAATATAATGTTGCAACTTCGATTTTTATCAGTGTAACCAACAAGCGATTTTTCAATTCCAATTAACCTTAATGCAATTCGAATCCTATGATTTTTTCTAATTTCTTCTGAATCTGATTTCAAAAGTTGATAATAGTAATACCTACCATTATCCATTGATTGTAGCCATCCCTCTTTATCCTTAATCAGTTGAAACTTCTTTATAATGCTTTCGCATAATTGGACAGTCTCACAGATAAATCCGTACTTAAATAATGTAACATAGACATTCTTAATTCTAGCATAGTATTGCTCTAAAACTTCTTTATTTAGTCCATTTGCTAGATAAAATTTATGGTACTGACTAATTGCTTCATTAATATGTATTTTACCATTATCACCATTAACTTCAAACCAATAACGAGATTCTAAAAGATTAAAATCTGCAATGGAAAGTGGACTTAATGGACTAATTTTATTTAATACCTCTTTGTATTTATCGATATACTCTCTTGCCAATATCTTATCATTTAGAACATAAAGGCAGTAATCGATGAATTTTCGTGTTAGTATACTGAAGCTTGGATTGATAATATTATAGTTAATACTGGAACTTACAATTGAAGATACAGCTCGAAAAGATTCATTCTTTTTGCTTACTGTAATTGAAGTATCCCAATTAAAATCAAAGCTTAATTCTGTAATGATCTGTATTCTCTCAATATATGCCTTTATTTCTTCCTTTGTAAGGCTATTTCTTATTACATATTGCACAAGCCTATGAACGCTAAAGCTTCTTTCAGATACATTAATTAAAGAATATTTTTTCAATATATTTAGCAGTCTTCTAAGTTCTCCCTCATTTTCAATCTTGAATGTTTTAAAATTGCCTGAGTCTGGAGAATTTCCAACAGCCCCCTTGAATATAAATAATTTTAAGGGGATATCATCTTTTTCATTCTCTAAAACAGGCTCTATAAATGCACAATGATTAAGCAATTCAATTGCGAGTTCCTCTTCGTTATTAACTTTATCAAGTGATATTTTCCAAGTGGTTGCAACTGTAGCTTCATTATTAGTGTAACCTAACCCTTGATTTAAAACCTTAGAATTACACTCTTTAAATAAATCTATATAACTCTGACAGGATATACCACCCTCTTTAATGTATGCCCCTGCCTGTTCTAGTGCTAAAGGCAAATGTCCAAGAAGATTTGCCAACAACTTGAAAGAGTCGCTTTCCTGAATCCCTGTGATTTTCTTTAGAAGAAGTATAGATGAATCTTGTGTAAGTACTTTTAGCGAATACTTAACGATTCTTCCTAACTCTGAAATTCTAGACGTTAGAATAACTTTTCCATTCCTGGATTGTGGAATAAACTCTATTAAGTCATTATAATTCTCAACATTATCAAAGACAAGTAGCCATCCTTCATTATCGTTAAGCCAATCTATCACATTAAGATAATTACCACTTCTAATTGGTTGTGTAAACTGGTTTATCTCAATTTTAGAATCATATGCTTCTATATTACCAATTGACTGGTGAACTTTTTCCGGCGCTTCTTCATGTATAATACCTAAGCGACTTCCTAAATTATCTAATTCGCTCTTGATTTTTGCTGTATCTTCAGCGTTAATCCAATATATAACATTGAAGTCTTCCTTTTTTTGCTGGCAAAAATGAGTTATTAATTGTGTTTTGCCTATACCACCTAATCCTGTAATAGCTATAATATCTTCGGTAGCAAGTAATTTTTCTATTTCATTTAAATCATCATCCCTACCAACAAAATAATCAGAAAATAAAAAAGGAACTTTAAACAAATTAATTGGTCTTCTCACTAGTTTTGGTTTTGGCTGATTTTAATTGATGATTTTTTTGATTTTACCCTTCCTATTTTCTGACTTTGAGATATATTTGGAGCATTCTTTTTTCTCAAGAAGTTTAGTAAAAAACCAAGTATAAAAACACCAATACCGCTAAACACCCATTCTTTATTATCTATTATCCAATCCATGCTATCAATCATATTTGTACGTTTTTAATTTCTTTTTCAGTTATACAATTATTAAATATCTAATATACTTAATAATTCTAATTTAATAATAGATGATACTCATTAAACTCCTCACTCTTCTCAATCTTCACGCTATCTACAGCTAATTACACCCCATAGCACCCCTTCTATTTTATGGCAAAAGCATTATGCCTTCAGTACACGATATTATTGCAAAAGCAGGTGACGAACACGCCAAAGTAATTGACGCATTAGCCGTTGACACTGTTGAAAACCGCGAAACAGAAGAATACATTGCCGAATATAAAGGGAAGCGTGAGCGGCGAACTAAATCAGTAGGTAAGCGTGAGAATAAAATGATTGGTGAAGGTAAGGATCGTAAGATGATTGAAGTTGCCAAACTTGTATTTGCCTTCCCAAAGAAGATTGTACGTACAGCTGCTTCTTTCTGCGTTGGTGGCGAAATGGTAATCGCCTCTAGCGAAGATTCAGACGATGCATTTGATCAGTTTAAGAGCACATGGGAGAAGACACTTAAAATGAAAGGTATCATCAAGAAGTTTGTCCGAACGGTGATGATTGAAACAAAAGCGGCTCTCCTATTCTACCCTATTGAAAAAGGTGAGGAAAAAGAAGCTGATATCCGCGTAATGCTGCTTGATTATAAAACAGGTGAGTTTTATCCTCATTTCGACCAATACGGTGATATGGATGCATTTACTCGCAGGTATAAAACCAAAGACGAGGATAACAAAGACATCACGGTAGTTGAGGTGTTTCTTGAAGAGAATATTCTTACTTATACTCAAAGCGAAGGAACGTGGACTAAAGAATCGAAAGCAAACTTATTTGGTAAAATCCCTGTCGTTTATGCCGAACAAGACGAACCCGAATGGGAGAATGTGGCCGGTTTAATTGATGAGTTTGAAATGCGTATATCACGCCTTGCTGATACTAATGATTATTTCTCTGAGCCTATACTTAAACTGTTTGGTGATCCTGAATCATTACCAGGTAAAGACAAGATTGGTAAGATGGTGAAGTTTCAAATGAAACGTTCGTTAGATAACGGCAAAACTGAGCATGGTGATGCTGAATATCTCACTTGGGATCAAACACCTGAATCAATCAAATTAGAGCTTGAACAAGTATGGGGTGGTATATTTTCCATGTCCGCTACTCCTGACTTATCATTTGATAATATGAAAGGCCTTGGTGCAATTTCAGGTATTGCTCTTAAACTCATGTTCTTGGATGCAATTCTTAACGCATCGGATAAGATGGAAATATTCGGTGAAGCAGTGCAACGCATGGTGTCTATTGTAAAAGCTGGTATCTCCACTATTGTTGAAAAGAAACATGCTAAAAAGCTAGAAGAGAACGACATTGAAGTAACCTACAAGAGTCCTCTTCCTGATGATGTTAAAGAATGGCTTGAGACACTTGGTAAAGCGAAATCTGACGGTATTATGAGTACCGAAACAGCGGTTGATAATAACCCAATAGTTAAAGATAAGTCGGATGAGGTGACAAAGATTAAGAAGGAAGAACAAACACTTGCTTCTCAACAAGGCAAAGGAATGATTGAAAGTCATCAATAATGCCGGTACTCACAAAAACCATATCTAACTACGAGAAACAACTTATTCAACGGTTGATTGCTCATGAGGCGTTAATTAATAACGCCTTTAACCGTTTGGTGGCTCGTGTAAGTCCTCAATTGACCCGATGGACCACCAACAACCGAAACTCTGTTTGGCTTCGCAATTCGCGAATTGAGAATGCTATTGAAATGGAGCTGGACACCTTTCATCAAGATGTATTAGATATTATTGAAGCCGAACAGATGGCTGGGTGGAACCTCAGTGACATGAAGAATGATACCATCTTTAAAAAGTACATTGAAGGAATGGGTTTACCCTCCACTATCAAAGAAGGGTTATTCACACGTAATGCCGAAGCTTTAACAGCCTTTCAAAAACGTAAAGCGGTTGGTTTAGGTTTATCTGATCGTGTTTGGAATTTAGCCAAGCAGAATAAAGAGCATATTGAGTTGTTTCTTGAAGGTGGAATTGCCACCGGCAGAAGTGCCACCGAGATATCGCGTGATTTAAGGCAATACCTTAAAAACCCTGATGCCCGATTCAGGCGTGTTCTGGATCCGGAGACAGGCAAATTAAGACTCTCCTACCCTGCTCAAAACTATCATCCCGGACAAGGGGTTTATCGTTCGGCTTATCGTAATGCCTTACGTATTTCACGCACTGAAACAAATATGGCTTATCGTTTTTCTGATCATGAGCGATGGAAAGAGAATGAAACAGTACTTGGTGTTGAGGTGAAACTCTCCAATGCTCATCCCATAACAGACATTTGTGATTATATGGCCGGCCAATACCCAAAGGAATATAAATTTGGCGGCTGGCACCCGAATTGTATTTGTTTCTCAATACCTGTCTTGCTATCGCAGGATGACTTTGTGAAGCATTTACACGGTGACTTGGATGCAAGTAAGCAGTATGTTAAGACACTGCCTAAAAACGCACGTAAATACATTGCTGATAACACCGAACGCTTTAAAGGATGGAAGAGTCAGCCTTATTGGTTACGTGATAATTTCGACTTAAAGAAGGGCCAGTTTGTTCCTAAGATGGGAAGCAAGGAAGTGATTAAGCCAGTGGTGAAAACTATTCCTAAAGCACCGGTTCAGAAGCCAACTATCACACTTGAAAACACTGAGGCCCGAATAAGGAATATCAAGACGCATGAAGAGTTATTTGCTTTTGATAAGAACGGTCAGTTAATCGTGTCAAAATCTGGTGAGCAATACAGTGTAAAAGTTGGAGATATAATTCACCAATTTAAAGATAAAGTTGTGACCCATAATCATCCAAGAGCGTGGAAATATCCTGAATCACATCTCAAAAGCATTGGTAATTCATTTAGCCCAGGTGATATATATGTTGCTATTAAAGGTAATGTGTCAGAGATAAGAGCGGCAACAAGGCGATATAATTTCGTTATGAAGCGTCCTGTTAATGGATGGCCTGATGTTTACAAGGTAAAATCACGTTTAGCACAAATTGAACGTGAAGTTCAAGAGGAATATATGCACATTATAGATAAAGCTCCATGGTCGGTCGCTAAGCAACTTATTAACCGAGGTGAGGCAATGCACTGGCATTATGTTTGGAAAAAGATGGCAAAAGAATTTAACTTTATATACTCAAAACAGAAGATATGAGCATTTCAATAAACGATAAACATGAGCGCGTTAGTATATATGGTTCCAAGTGTTTTAGATGTAAGTATATAATCGATCGTTTGGAATACAAGTGTAAAGCTTTTCCTAAAGAAATTCCATTAAAGTACTTGGATGCTTCAGAGGATCATACGAAACAAGTAGATGGTCAGGAAGGCAGTTTTGTTTATACTCCTGAAAAATAATAAAAGGCTCACTTAATAGTGGGCCTTTCTATTTTTAGGAAACTAATATCATGGGATTTAAAGCGATAAAAGAACATTACAACATTCAGCACATTATTCAAGTTCGGGAAGACATCTTTTGTATAGGTTCTCCTTATATGAGTGAGATTATTTGCTTTGATAAAGAAGCTAAATTCACAAAGCTCTATAAAGATCGAAAGTATGATGATGGGTGGAATACTAATGAAAACCTAAAGCACTATCAAGAAGAGATGCTTGGTAATATTGAAAAGCTTAAGGAATTAATTAATGAAGTAGATACCTTTGAGAATATCAAGCCTGTTTTTACTACTAAAAAAGGCCGTGTAGTGAAGAAGTATTGTGAGGAATATGATTATCCCAATATAACTACAGATGGTGAGTTGATGTATGAAAACACCTTCTTTAAAACCTATTTAGAGGCTAAAAGAGATGCACGAGATAATGCTATTTGTGGTGTTAAAAATGGTTGGAGATACTTTTTGCGTGATATCACAGAAGCATTTATTAAGGTTAAAAAGACTACCAAATACTTGTTCAATGA